AGCCTATACACTTCTTGGTTGTCACCAAGAGAACGCAACTCAGACGCAGGAATGCCTACAAATTTAAACTCAAGTTCCGCCAAGCCTTGGGGATGAATAAAACGAATAAAATTGTATTGATCGACTGACCTGCTACCTGTAACCACGAAGTAATAATCTATGCGCTGAAAAATGAAAGGATCTCCGTTTTCATCTAATCCAGCCTGGCGCACAAACACCTGGAACACAGATGATCGTTTAATTGCGCCTGTATACGTTCCAGAGTTTACAGTGACCTCTTCGTCTTCAAATTTGTCCAACTCATCAGGCGTTGGAACATTATTGAAAGCACATATGCCGTTTAAACGCTGAAATACTTTGCTGCGTAAGCCAATTTCAGTTACAACAGCAGGTCTGTTGTTCCTTATCAAGCCTGTTGAAACAGATGTTAGAGGGAAAAACCCAGCGCCTACCCCCGCTCCATCACTGATAAAACCTTGGGCAGGCTGAATAACTTTTTCACGGCTAACTAGGCCAACTTGCCTTTGTCGCGATTCATCTGAATCAAGACAACGCAAAGTAATGAACTGACTCTTATCAACATCAGGGTCGTATCGACGCAAAGCTCTTTTAGTGACTTTCCAAATAGTGTTGCCAATAGCAAACCTTTCGCCTAGCTGCATTGCGTCATCAGCAGCAATCTGCTCTGCAGCAACAGTTGAATTTATATCATCAACATTTTCGCCGCCCCTGTTGCTACTGCGCTGATATTTGTCTTCGGGAATGCTTGATGGGTCAATTTCAAATATAAGCTCATCATTGGACCTTACGTCTACAACAGCCGTTAGCTGCCCCGAATAGTCGCCATCAACAGTAATCGTGCCACCATTGTTCTTTTTGACAAGCTTGACCAAACCCATTCTTGGGCTGTACTGACGGCCCTCCCCGTCCTGGTCCTGCTTGCGTACTTCTTTTAAAAGATCCTCATCTCCTATATCAATGTTGCGGTCCCTGTCGCCAACAATTTTAATTCGACGTAGCGTAAGCGCATGAGCCTGACTGTTTTCAATGCCGTCAATAATACTGACAGTCTGGTAATTTACTCTGTAACCGTTGCCATTTGGAATCGCCCCATGCATTCCAAATTGCGTGTTATTGGCTGGAGAATATGCGTGACAAAAATCTGCAGCTTTATCAGACTCATTGCTGGGACACAAAAACATATCATCATCAGAAGCAGCATCCCCGCTGGGGTCTCCAGAGTCTGCGCCGCCTTGCGTTCCATGAGCCAGATTTGCGGCTCTTATTCGGCTTCTTCCAGAAACGGTTGAATTTCTTTTCCAGTAAAAAGCAAAGAAATCTTGGTGAATAGCGTCTAACGCATTGTTGCCGAGAAAAATACCCTCAAGATCCGGTTTTGCAATACCGTCAGGGGCGATGTCGTCACCGAAGCCTTGTTCGCCAACCACGAACATCAGCTTGGCTGACTGCTGCGTTCCATGGCTAAACATCCGTGACCACACCAGCTTTGGCGTGACAAGCATTCCGCCAACCCTTGAAGCTTCGTCGTAGAGACCAAAGATGATCGGAACGGGCGAACCGTAATCTGCAAGCTCTGTAATCGTGTCAAAGCCTCGACTTTGCGTAAAACGGCTGCCAGCGTTGACACTTCCAAGATCAAGCTGCGACCGCTTTGATGCCTCAGGCATCTTCGGTTTTGGTGTCAGTAAATAAGAAACACCAGTCAGCACAAGGCCAATGGCCACATTTGTAAGAATTATTGCTGTTGCGCCTTTTGCTGCACCACCGCCTAAATAAGTTGCAGCTATAACCGCTCCAGAAGTTACAAGGGCGTTTTGAATGTTAGGGATATGTTCATACTCCAGTGGTCTTACCGCGCCTCGTCTCCTTGCTTCAGCAGCAAATCTTTTATATTCCTCTTCTGTTACACCAATGGTTTTAATTAACTGCTTTTCGTACGGAAGCAGTGGTATGTCAAAAACATTTGGGCCGAAGACCACTGTGTTTTCTCTAGCGCCGGGTGAACGTAAAGAATGCCCGCCTGCCACATCACTGCGAATGTCCAAGACCGCTCCGGCAGCAACAAGATGTCCCCATCATACTGAGGCCGATCTACGCGGGAACCCCAACGCATAAGGTCACGGCAGATCTCCCACTTGCTCGCTTCGTACCAAGACTGCTTAAACGGTGGCGCTTCAATGCCCATCCGCTCCAATGCCTGGTAACACAGATGGATACAGTCGATAGAGCCGTCACTGCCGTCAGCACCAAAGCGATACGGCATTCCGATTAAATCAACGCAGTCGGACATTACTGGTGACCGGTAAGTTGCCAACCATGCGTTGCGTCAATGAACGCCTTGGCACGTCCGTTCCAACAGCATCCAAGACAGAACTTAGCTCTAAGTTAAGTGAGGTGCTGTCCCATTGTCCGCCAGTGACTTGGCCGGTATAGGTGTGAACGGTGGTATGTGTTGCTGTAAGACCTGATTCAGGGTCAGAATCCTCAATGACCAACACTTCGACCTCCATCAAATAACTACCTTCAATGGCGTTGACACCCCAAGAGCGTGATAAATCGTTATTGGGGAAAACCAGTGAAGCTTCAAGCCCATCGCCTGTGCGATTAACGGTAATACCAGAAAAACCAAACGGAACGAACTGATATTCGTCACCGTTGTGCGTCATCTGTTTACCGATGAAAAAGTTTTGAAACCGAAAGTCAACAGTGTCCCTGGGCGTAATCCTTAGGACGTGGCCGAAAGCAAATTGCGTCACATCCCTAACCTCTTACGAGTGCCGCTGCTCATCTGCAACCGCTTCAGTGTCTTCTGCTCTCCCTGTTTAGCACCCTCGTCAGCAGCTCGCCTCATGCCAGCTTGGAACTGATCAGCGGTCACATAGTCAACGCTGTTGATACGCTCCACGGTGTAGCGAACGTCGATTGGTGCGGCAACTGCAACTCCGCCACCTTCGCCTGACGTTCCAGAGCCCCCTGCACCCGGGACGACTGCAGCACCGCGAGCACCGCGCGAATACCGCGCCATGCTTTCACGCATCTTATTTTCTGGAATGACGTACTCGCCTTGACCGCCTTCACCAACAAGCGCACGAGTAGGGCTGGAGACAAACCCACCCTGCGCCATTGGGAATACAGAAGGGCTAACAGAGTTAAGAGCCGTTTTGATTCCAAACTGCAAGAACATCTTGCCGACATCCTTGAGAAGGCTGGAAACGATTGATTGCAAGCTCTTTGTGCCATCAATGGCAGCCATGATCCCGTCAACCAGTGCGTTTTCAATGGCGGAACCAACCTGTTGATATAACTTCTCAAGCCTTTCAACTTGTTTTACTTGCTCTTCCAGTGCAGCATTTTTCCTGACAGCAGCCTCAACATCTTTTTCGTTTAAGCCCTCAACTGACCTGAGAATCTTTTCGATCTCCAACTGCAAGCGGACTTCTTCTTCTTTTCCTTCCAGCTTGCCTTCAAGCAATCTCCTCTGATCCTCCAAAGGCCTCAGAACGTCTTCTTGAGCTTCTTTTAGTTTTATAGCTTTTTGAAGATCTTCACCTAACGCTTTGCCTATAGCATCGCCTTTTCTTGCCTCAAACAATTTGTTAGTAGCGTCAGTAGCCGCTAAACGCTCTTCTGTTGTAGCAGATTCAAGCTTATTGATTTTATCTATCTCCGTAGCGCGTTCAAAATCAAGCTTCTTCAGCTCTCTCGCAAGGCTGCCTTCTTGCTGCATGATTTGCAGCTTTTCTTGTGCTTTTCTAAGTGCTGCAGCCGCTTTTTCTGAATCTGTTACACCTCCTGCCGCTTTACTCCCTGGAGGCGTGATTGTTCTTAAATCTTCTTTGGTAACAGCAATTTTAGGCGTGAGCCCTGCTTTTTCTGCAAGCTCTAAGCCTGTTAACGCCCCAGCTTCTGTAAGAGGTCCGGTCGGGTCAAACCCTTTGCGAATTTGCTGCGAAGTAAGCTGCCTTGTTCCCCTAACTTGCGCTTCAATAGCCTGAATTTGAGCTATCTGCTCAGCAGTTCCACTCTTTAATACTCTATTCCTAACTGCCACAAAATCTTGCTGAGCCGTAGGCTTAAGGCCTTCATTTACAGCTCCAAGGATTTTATTTACAAGTTCTAAGAAGCCATTTAAGGGGCCTGAAATTAAAATTTGAAGCTGAGTCGTCAGCTGATTCCACAGCTTTGTCGTCTCATCTGTAGTGGCTCCCAAGTCTTGAAGCGCAATAAGGCCAGATGTTCCAATGACATCTGTAAGCTCGTTCGTAAGGAGTGTGGCAAGCTCTTGTACTTTTCCCTGCTTCTCAAGTTCAGCGGCAAGATTTTCAGCCTCCGCGCTACTGAACAAAGATTTTTCACGAACAAACTCAAGGGCTCCTCCCGTAGACTGCAATGCTTGCCCAGCCTGAGCAGCGCTTACTGCAAATGCTTCTATTTGACTTGCAAGCGCAGAAGCAGCAATAGCACCGCCAAGTCCTGCCGCTCCACCGCCAATACCGCCAGCCAAAGCTTGAAGTGGGCCGCCGCCAAACAACAGCGGAAAACCCCCTCCTGTGGCTATATCTCTAAAACGAGTTGACTGCCGCATTCTGCTAAAAAACCCAGGTCTTTGTTTTGGACCTATAGGGTCTCTATACATAGTTGTTGGCACGCCTTTCATGCTTGATGTGTCGCTTAACTGTCGGTTTACTTCTGCAATACGAGCAGCTAACTCTCTAAACATCTCACTGCCTCTATCCACATCGACTAAAACATTTTCAAGCGCATTTCCGTAAGCATTGAGCGCGTTAGTTGTATTTGCTGGCTTAAACGCAAGTAAATCTTGAATAGAAGCGCCTCTGGCAAATGAGACGCCACCGCCTCCTCGCGCCATTAAATTGAACGTTTCAGCAGTTGCTTTTGCTTCTCGATTTAAGGCTTTTAACTCGCCAAAAGCTGCTGAAAAATTAGTTTTTACAATCGCTTGAGTAAAAGTTGTCCACCCATCTTTAGCCTTTTTAGCTCCTGCCCTATAAGCTCGAAACTGCTTTTCTTGCTCTCTTAAAGCAGCAGTGCCTTTTTCTAAAATACCAGTCTGTTCATTAAACGCTTTTGCGGCGTCTAAAGCTGCTTTCTTGTTTGCGTTTATCTCGTCCTTTGCTGCCCTTCGCGCTTCAGAAACTTTTTTCTGACTAACGGTTCCGCTTTTTTGTATATCTATTAAGTCTTTTTCAATGGCTCGCAGCTGCTTAAGCTGCTGAGTCAATTTTGTTAAGGGGCCAGACTGTACGTTTACGCCGATGTTAATGCCATAATCGGCCATGGCTAAACGTACAGCGACTACTCGGCTCAGTCTATCGCGCTGACATCGCTCTGGCTCCTCTGCTGGAACGCGCACGATCCATGACCTTTTCCTCCTCCTCTGCTTTTATTTCGTAAAACGCTGCCCAGCCAAGCATTTCTTCTACGGTGAGCTGCTCAGCAAGAGCTGAAACAGTCATTCCTAGCTCCTTTGCCAGGAAGTAGAGAAACAGCCAGTCTTTACTTGCTTTTTAGGTCTGCCTTCGCTTCCTCCACTTTGCTTTCTGCGCCTGAGGACATCATCGCCAGTTGAATTTCCTGCAAAACGGCTGCTTCAACTGAATTCTTAAGAACAGCTTTTTCTCCATCCTGGAACAAACGATTGCCGTCCGCATCCAAAGCCTTGCGGATCATCAAAATCAACGCGAACTCGTTGCCATCGTCAGAGTCAGAATTCTTCTGAATTGACTCGCGTTCAGCAATTGTCAGAGGGTGCCAGTAAACCTCCAACACCACTTCCCCGTCTTGCTCAACTGCGTGTTTGTAAAGCTGACTGACGCCAAACTTGTTGCGAAGAAGCTCTACAGCTCGCATGAAAGACTAATGTGCTTTAAATACAATACTACGCTGTTGCCGTAAATTGGCAAGAAATTACCCCAACGAAGTGCGATCTGTCTTCAATGTTCAACGGTGTAGGCCCAACGATGTCCAGCACTCTGGGCTTACTGCTAAACGTATCGGTGTAACCACTGGCGTTCACCGAGGTCAATCCATCAATAACTGACTCGCTGATCGCTGAAAGCGCTGCCGTACCAGCTGATTTGGGCACATACACGTTGCACTGGATCGTTCCAGCGTAATAATCCTGGGCCGCTCCTTGGTTTTGGAGCGTGGACTGCCCAAAATTAACCGTCATCAAAATGTACTTTTTAGTCTTGCCGGGCGTCGTGAAGGCCACGTTGTCGTAGACCATCAACACCGTGTCATCAGCTGCTGCAACAGCATCCGTTACGGCTTTCTCAAAAGCAGCGCGAGCGTTTACAAGAGTCATTGCGCTACCTCGTTGTAGTCAATATAAGTCCGACCCTTGAACGAGCCGAACTTACCGACACCGCCTCTGCCCGCAACAGAAACCAACGCTCTACGACGCTCCTTGAAGTTACTTCTGACAAGTTTTGCCATCTCTGGACTTTGAACAAAACGCTGAACTCTTCCGTCCTCTAGCGCCCAAACCGCGTACTTAACTTTATTGCCGATAAAAACACGCCTCTTGTAGTTAAAATTTTGGTCAGGTGGGTAGAATCGAGGGTCAATTTTGTACTCCTTGTTATTGCGATCAGCGTCTTTTTTCTTTTTGATGCTGAGCCATGGCTCTTCGAGCTTGTCTGTAGGTTGAATTTTGCTTCTACCTGCTTGCCAACTTGATGCGAAGAAGCCCGTATAAACAGGACTACGATCTGTAGTTGCCAGTTCTCGCATGATCTCGCGAGTAAGCAAATTGAAGCTCTCCTGCATGTGAGCTTCAAGGTCAGGCATGATCTGGTCCGTGCCAGCGCGTTTAGCCACTAGAACCTCACCAACAGCTGATACAGATATTCTTGATCACCCTTAAACGTCCGAATGTCTGTAATCTGAGCAACGCGGTTAGATCCTGCATATTTCAGCGTTACCGTGTCCTCAAATGTGGGCTGGTTGTCTCCAATTTGATCTGGAGTGATATACAAACGAGCCTTGCGCTCCTCACGCCCTTCTTCCTCTTCAGCATCAACAAACTCAACTGGCACGTCAAACGAATAAGCCGTGTCAGTCGTTGTCAGCGCTCCAGTGCTGGTGTTGTAAGTCGGAGATGCCTTGCGGGTGTACGTGATCGTGTGGTCAAACGACTTGCCCAGATCCGCAACAACCTGCTTGGCAACGCTTTTAAACAGACTGTCGAGCGCTCCAGCCATCTCAACCCCTCACAGTGCGGACTTGATACGAACCGCTGCCGCCCAAACAGTAAGCGCCGAGATAAGACTGAAGCCAAGGATAAACGTCGAATACGTTGTTAACAGTTCCAGTAGCCTGACTAGAAGTGTTGTACTTGACTTCCATTTCTCCGAGCTTGACGGACTCATATAGTCCCGTATCGCCGGTAGTCCCCGTAATCGAGTCCGTGTCATTGGCCAGCGCGTTCGCTAGCTCATAAGTAGCGTATTTAATGTCGTTTGGAATCGCGGAGCAAGCAAGCTCAACACGATCCACGTGATAATTGTTGCGAGGCCAGCTCAGTGCTTGGCTCTGATCGCAACGATCACCGTAAAAATTCAACGTGTCGATCCAGCGTGTGGCTGAGATCAATGCACGATTCTTGTTGTCGTCAGACTTGTTGTCCCACTGCGTGCTGCTTGGGACGGTTTCAAAATACGCATTGGCTTCTGCCAACGTCACATAGCTGTTGGCTGTCTCGCTTTGGAGCGTGGCGGTGATCGTGGCAGCCATAACAACAAAAAGGGAAGGCCCCACCTAATGGTAGGGCCATTTGTCTCGTCAGGATCAGGTGGTGGCGTTATCCAGAGGAGAGTTGACGAAGATCTCAACCATAGGGATGAGGTCGATGTCATAGGTGGCAGACCAGTTGCTGCCGGTACGCAGGTTTGCGTTGGTTGGGTTGTCGTCGGAAGAACCCCACTTGGTGCCCATAACGTGATAGGCAGAGTGGTAGTCCACAGACAGCACGTCCTGCTTAGACAGCACGTTGCGGTCAGCTTCAATCCGAAGATCCTGCTGCACACCCTCAAGGATGGTGCCGGATTTCATCATGTAGCAACGGAACTCCTGACGGTTGCCAGAAGAAGTCGGGTCGTTGATGTTGACCTGAGAGTCAACGATGACGCGACAACCAGCAAACTCACCAACCTCACGAGCGCCAACGCCAACACCGCCGCCACCCCAGGTCACTGCGCCAGAAGCAGACAGTGCAGAAGTAGAGAAAGTCAGCAGGCCCACCTGATACAGGTAGTAAGCCACAGAGGGGTGAACGATCAGAAGATCCATCTCCTCACCGCGCTCACCCAGTTTGGAGCGAGCTTCTGCAACAGTTGCAGCGGTCAGGTAGTTGGCTTCGCCGGTAGAACCGGAACCACCAAGTTGCTTCTCAAGGCGGTGACCATTGAGGGCAGTGTGGAACAGGCCGGTCAGCTGCTCAAACAGACGAGCACTGTTCAGCTTGTTGATTGCATCAGCCAGCTGGTTGCGGATGTGAAGCATGGGGTCTTCACCCGCTGCCAAAATCGCAACGTCATCCACGGCGTAAGCAAAGCCACGGTGAACGATAGATGCAATCTGAGTTCCGGTTCCGACCTTTTGAGGGGTCAGATAACCAGCGCCACTGGTGCCCCAAGTTGCAGTGCCGTCGAAGATTTCTTCAGTCGGTGCAACAGGGTTGAATTCAGGGACCTGAATCCGGGTGCCACCTTCACGAGCGTCGAGCAGTGCATTACGCACCACAGCGCCAGATTTGATGAACTGGCTGCGTTCTTTGATTGCCTCAGACACATAGGTGCTGAGATTATTCCTTTTTACGATGTCCGCCAGAAGGACACCGCCGGAATAATTCTGAAATGGTGCTGCCATTTCTATTCAGGGATAAGGTTTGCGGGGTTTCAAGTCACAGACTTGAAGTGGTGTCCCACGGGGACTATTTACCAGCCTCTCTCTTGAGCACAGCTGCAAGATCAGGGTCGGTAGCTTCCAAGGCCATTTGCCTGGTTAAGTTAATACTACCTTCCAACCAAGGATTAGCGATACCTGCAGCACCAGCAGTTCCAGTAGTTGGCTTAGCACCCATGCCAGCTTGAGCACTTGGCTTGAAGTGATGCTCAAAACCAGAACCAGGGTTTTTAAGCTTGGCAAGGTAGACATTGATGTCTTCCTCAACACCACCGTTCAACACTTTGACGCTGCCATCCTCTGCTTTTTTCAGATTGCTCTGAACAAGTTGCAGCATTTGGTCAGCGTTGATCGCGCCAGATTGACTAATGGCGGACAAAGCAGACGTTTTCATCGCTGCTGTCTCGTTAGAAGTGCGAAGCTCTTCCAGTTGACGCTGCAGGTCAGCAATTTCTTGCTGCTTGTCCTGTGCAGTTTTGTTGGCCTCTTCCCAAAGGTCTTTCCACTGCCCTTGGTCTTCCAAGGTTTTACGACGTTGATCGTCTTGTTTTTTGTAAACGTCGTCAAGCTTGCCTTTAATGCCTTGGAATTTTTCCTCGGCTTCAGTGGCACGCTGTTGGAGCGTTTGAATTTGCTGCTCGTAAACAGAAGCATCGACAGCAGGAGTTTCAGTCGCAGCCACGGGCTGTTCAGGCGACACCACAGGCGTCTCCTGGATGACTTGTTCTTCCATTATCAAAAGTGAATTTACTCTTCTACTTTACTAGCCTTTGCTTTTTTGGCGGCAGGTTTTTTAGCGGCAGGTTTTGCAGCAACTTCTGCTTTCTTCTCAGAAGCAGGATCCCAAGAGTCAACAAGTTCCCACTTATAGGAACCATCTGCTTGCAACACCTTGTCGAGAGACTTGGCCATGCTGTAAAAAGCGATTTAGTCCTACTGTAACTCTGGTGCGGAATCTGGCGACTCAGCAGCGTTTGGCAGGATTTCACCCTGAACCAGCATGTCGCGGAACTCTTCGCGATCAATCACGTTGTCCTCAAACAGCTGAGCCATCGCTGTAATGTCTTGACCAATCAGGCGTTGCAGATCGAAGTCACGGCTGATCTTCACCTCAGGCGGCTCAAGACCTAAATAATTGGCAGCCATGTTGTAAGCCTTTTGCAAGCCAGACTCAAGATCCATCGACACCATTGACAACATCGAGTTGGTGTCAATTCGATCTAGACGACGTGCGTCAGCAGACTCAGCAACAAACTTTTGCTGGCTCAACGTACTGATGCCGAGTGTCGCCATCTGTTGCTGCAACTCTTGGATTTCAGCCGATTGCGCTTCAAACGCGCTTGCCGCAGGCTCCACGTAATAGACCTTGTTACCCGGCTGGGTCGCCATCGCGTAATTAACGCTGACAGCCATGTCCTTCGTCTGGTCATCCCATCCTTCGAGGACGAGCATTGGTTGCGAAGCGATGTGGAGGCTGTGGATAAGATCCGCTTGCCGTTGATAGTGGGCCAGATTGAGATGAGCAATGTCCAGTAGCGGTGGCTTACTGGTCAACGTATCGGTTTTATTTGCATAAACTGTTACCAAGGGGATCTGCCCAAGCGAGAAATCACCTGACTCAACCAGCTCGTACTGCGCTGTAGCGTCGGATTGATCGAAGGAAGAGGGGTATGGAAAGTTCCCTTGCATCTCTTTCTTTTGCTCTTCTTGCCGAAAGATGCGATAACGACCAGGCTCGATGACACGTACTTGGTCATAAACTTTTTCTCCGAACTCGCCGTCAGGAACTACAGCTTT